GATACAAAAATTAAAGCTGCTGCAAGCTAAATTGAAAATTGAAGAACAAAAGGGAATTCTAGCAAGCGATAACGGAAATATTGACGAACTAATAAAGTCTATAACTTCAATAGATCTAACTGTTTTCGAGAAAGCTGGTGAAAATAATGGTTAACTGGGGGCTATGGGGTAAAAAGTCAGCGACATTTATACAGAGGCATATAGAGGATCACGCCAGGATCACAATTTTAGAAGGCAGCGTAAGATCCAGTAAAACTGTAACTATGATACCTAAATGGCTACAATACATTAGAGAAGGACCACCAGGGCTACTACTTATGGTAGGAGTAAGTAAAGAAACTATCTATGATAACGTTTTATATGATTTATTTGATACAGTAGGATCAGCGAACTATAAATATAATAGTAATTCAGGCGAACTTATAATATATGGTAGGCGTATAAAAATTATAGGGGCTAAAGATCAAGGATCAGAAAAATATTTAAGGGGAAAAACTCTAGCAGGAGCATATATTGATGAAGTTAGTTTGACGCCTGAAGGATTTTTCTTGCAGCTATTAAACAGATTAAGTATAAAAGGATCAAAATTATTTGCTACAACTAATCCTGATACACCCTTTCATTATCTATATAAAGATTATATTACAGATCAGAAAAAACTGGACCTGGGAATGGTAGAAGTAATTCATTTTAATTTAGAAGATAATCCAAACTTATCAGATGAATATTTAACATTTATACGTCACGCATATAGTGGGCTATGGTTTAAAAGAAATATACTGGGGCTATGGGTGCTGGCTGAAGGTGTAATTTATGGTAGTTTTAGTGATGATATGATAGTCGATATAATACCTGACATAGTAAAATACTGGGTAGGGGTAGATTATGGATCAGCTAATCCTACTACATTTTTATTATCAGGGCTAGGCGTAGATAATAAACTATATATAATAGATGAATACTATCACAATGGCAGGGAAGGTATTCAAAAGTCACCAGCGCAGTATTCTAAAGACTTCATAAAGTGGTCAGATGGTTTAAAAAATACAGTAGGATCAAAAATCAGGCCTGATAAAATATTTATAGATCCTTCAGCTATTGCTTTTGTTTTACAATTATATGAAGATGGAGTAAGAAACGTAGTCAGCGCAGATAACAGCGTAAAATTAGGTATAGAATTGAATACTAATTTAATAGGCGCAGATATGCTAAGAGTAAACAGAAAGTGTAGTAATTTTTTGATGGAGGTGGGAAGTTATGCCTGGGACAGTAAAGCACAAAAACTAGGAGAAGATAAACCAATTAAAATGTATGATCATGTAATGGACGCATGGCGCTATATTACACAAAGCACTAGGAATATATGGGCCAGGTATGTAAATTAAAAAGGGGGTTATTATATGCCATTACCATTAGAAAATTCAGAATGGTTACCTAAATACTGGAAAGATATTTATAACAAATATTATGAGTGGGCTGCTTGGTATAGTTCAGATGTAGAAAGCATTATAAATTTATATTCAGATCATCTTAATCAGCCATATTTACCAGGAAACAAATTAAGACAAACAAAGCTAAAAAAAGAAATACAGACATATTTATTTGTACCAATAGCAGCAGATATAAGCAGCACTTCAGCTAATATGTTATTTAGTGAACAGCCTATGATTAGAGTACCTGACGCCTATTCAGACAACGCCAGCGCCAGCGCAAAAGCTACGCAGGATAGACTTGATGTAATATTAAATAAAGGTATGTTTTATACTAAATTATTAGAGGCAGCAGAGAGCGCAAGCGCACTTGGAGGCGTATTTTTAAAGCCTAACTGGGATATAGAATTTAAAGATATTCCTATCATTGATGTAATACAGGCAGACAAAGCAGTACCTAGTTTTCAGTGGGGTTTTTTAAAAGATGTATATTTTTTTAAAGAAGTTTATGAGACTAAAAAAAATATATGGAGGCTGCTAGAGTATCACACTAAAGGCCAGGTAGAAAATGCTTTATATAAAGGATCTGAAGATAATATAGGAATAAGAGTACCTTTGACAAGCCTATCACATACTGAATTGATTTTAGATATTATACCAACAGGACTTAATGATCTTATGGTTAGATATATACCTAATCTTAAACCGAATAAAAAGTATAGAGGATCAGGGCTAGGTAATTCAGATTTTCAGGGAAACGAAGGCCTATTTGACAGTATAAATACAACTTATACAAGTTGGATCAAAGAAATAAAACTGGGCCAGGCTAGGATAATAGTTCCTGAACAATGGTTAGAACGTAAAAACGGAGAATTTGCATTTAATGCAGATCAAGAAATTTTTACAGCTTTAGATATAGATCCTTTATCAGCGAAGGGCATGGGAATAGATCAGGTCCAGTTTAATCTAAGAGTTCAAGAACACAAGCAGACAGTAGATCAGCTAGTATTGCAGGCTATTACAGATAGTGGTTATAGTCCTCAAAGTTTTGGGCTTAGTATAGTAGGAGCAGCAGAAAGTGGGACAGCTTTAAATATAAAAGAAAGAAAATCAATAATAACTACAGGAAAAAAACAGATCTTCTTCAGGCAGGCCCTAGAAGATTTATTAGAAATGCTGCTGGATATAGATAAAAGAGTATTTAAAACGCCTAACATTGAAGTATTAAAGCCGACTATAGAATTCCAGGACAGCCTAAGTTTTGACTTGCAAGCAGTATCAGGAACTATTGAAACATTGAACAGAGCGCAGGCCATAAGTACCAGGGTTAAAGTACAAATGGCCCACCCTGAATGGGACAAAAATTCTATTGATAATGAAGTGAATTCGATTTTAACAGAAACAGGACAAGCACCAATTAATATAGATAGTATTCCAACTTAGAAGGGGGATAATATATGCCAGGGATTAATGCTAATACAAATAGAATACTGGCGCAACAAGTAGTAGATCTATACAGCGCAGCAGAAAATAATATACTGGAAAAAGTTAGTAAAAGATTATCTAAGAATACAGCAGATGATCCTGCAAACTGGCAGCATAAAAAATTATTACAAATTCAAAAAATGCGAGATGATGTAAAAGAACAGATCAGCGTCCTAGATTTAGAAATGCCTAAAGAGGCAAACGGAATTATAGCAAAAGGGTATAAAGAGGGCCTAAATTCAGTTGACGCAGATTTAAAACGCCAGGGAATAGCAAGGACTAAAGAAGGTGAACTATATTTTAGTGATCAGATAGGGATAGTAGAAACTGAAGTTAAAATAGCTTTTGCTAAAGTAGATACTACAAAGGTAGACGCATTAGGCAAGGCCCTAACAGATCAGTTAAAATTAACTCACCCACAAATTATAAGGTCTACTGATGATATTTACAGGCAAGTTATAGCAGAAAGCGTATCAACCACGTTAACTGGATCAGGAACATTAAGGGACGCAGTTCAGGGATCACTAAATAAATTTGCAAACAAAGGCGTTTCAGGTTTTGTGGATAAGGCTGGAAGAAATTGGACACTACAAAGCTATAGTGAAATGGCTTGCAGATCTAATTTAGTTCAAGCTAATCTAGCAGGAACGCAGGACAGAATGGACGAACTTGGCGTGAGTTTAGTGATCGTATCATATCACCCTGGCAGCAGCGATTTATGTTTACCTTATGAAGGTAAAGTTTTAATTCAAGATGAATAAAAGTGTATTGTAAAATACTAGAAACGAGTGTATTATTTAATTATAGACATAATATTGAAAAAATTTTACACTAAAATTTTATGTAAAATAATAACACCATTCAATATAACTCTTATTATATTGAATGATGTATAAAGATGTAAAATGTTATATAATACAACTAATATAAAATAATAGGAGGCGTTTATCAATGTCAAAAACCAGCGTAGTAAATGCAGAGCAAAAAGCAATATTAACAAAAGCGTTCCCAAAAAGTAAAGATCATACAGTAAAAGAAGGATTATCAGAAAAACAAATAGATTATTTATCTAATAAAATAGCAATAGAACTTAGAGAGCAAAAAGCAGGACCTATTATTAAAGATCTTTTCACTAGATTAATGGCTGTGTAGTATGGCTAAATATGGAACGTTATCAAATGCTATAGCGAATGGATTATTTCACCCTAACTGTAAACATAGCGTATCTATATATGTAGAAGGTATAAGCACTAAACCAGCTAAACCTAGTAAAGAAGATCTAGCAAGAGAGAAAGCATTATATGAGGCAAAGCAGCACCTTAATTATATTAACAGAATGATTGTACAATGGAAAAACAGGGTTAGCGTATCTTTTATTGATAAAGATATAAAACTATCAAAGGCAAAACTTCAAGAGTGGTATGCAATCAGAAGGGAATTCAGAGCAGAATGGCCTGACGCTTAAAAAAGGAAGTGTTTTATATTAGTCAATTATGTGTTATATCATTAGGACATAAATTTTATATAATGAATTTATTTTTAAATCAACACCAGCCAACACCATACGATACAAAAGACGCAGCCCTGGCAGAAATAGATCTTCAGGAAGATATGTGTGATTATATGTGTAGCAGCAAAGACGAGTAGAAGGGATAAAATTATGATTAAAATATGTGTAACAATGAGACATGGGGAAATGGAAATATATTCAGTTGACCACGCAAAAGATCCTACAGTATGCGCTGCTGTATCAGCCATATTGGAAACAGCAGTTTTGGGCCTGCAAGCAGTTAGTTATAAATACCCTGATGAAATAGAACTAGAGATAGTTGACAAGCAAGAGGCCCTACAGTAAGGGCTATATAAATGGCTGGGGAAACGTAATCCATAAAAACGGAGGTAACAAAAATGTTATTGAAATTAAAAAAACTATTCAACTTTAATTTATCTTTATTTGGTGAAACAGATCCACCAGCAGGAGATCCACCAGCTATAGATCCACCAGCAGGAGATCCACCAGCAGATCCACCAGCAGATCCACCAGCAAAAGATCCTTTTGCAAGTTTTCCTGATGAAAAATCTTTTATGACTAGAATTCAGAGAGAGGCAAAAAAACAAATGGCTACACTTTTGCAGGGTATGGGCTTAAAAGATGAAACAGCATTAAAAGCAATGTTAGATGATAAAGCAGCAAAAGATCTAGAGGGCAAGACAGATTTAGAAAGAGCAATACAACGCCAGCAGGATCTAACACTAGAAAGAGATCAGGCCATTAATAAAAACAATTCATACTTACGTAATAATGAAATTAAACAAGCAGCTACAGCAGCAGGAGTAAAGCCTGAAAAAATATCATATTTAATGAAATTAATGGACTTAGAAAGTTTGGATATAGTGGAAGGTAAACTAGATGATGTAGCTGTAAATGGTCAGATTAAAAAGATTTTAGAAGATATTCCTGAACTAGGTACAATTAAAACAGAGTTACCAGGAACTGGTGGAGGATCATTCAATGGAGATACAAATAAAGAACCATTAAGTTATGATTTAATTAGAAAAATGAGCGCTGAAGAAGTCACAAAAAGGTTACCTCAAATTAACGAATTTATGGCAGCTCACCCTTTAAAAAAATAAAAACTAGGAGGATCTTAATATGAAAAAATTAAATTTTGTACAAGAATTCAACGCACGAACTAATCTTAATAAAAATTTCAAAGCAATAACACTTAATAGATTTACAATCAATAACTTTATTCCAGCAGTATGGAGCGCACAGCTACTAGTAACACTAAAAGACGCTTTAATTTATGGCCAACCTTCTGTAATTAATAGAGATTATGAAGGTGAAATCAGCGTGTATGGCGACACAGTTAAAATTAATGGTATAGGCGAAGTTACCATTGATGACTACGCTAAAAATACTAACATTGGAGATCCTGAAAC